AGTAAAAAATACCTATCCTTTTGATATACTTGGTAATCTAAAAATTCATAAGTGTTTGGAAATATTTTCTTTAACATCGTTTTTTTTTTTTACAAAAGGGGAATAGAAATTAATCTACTCCCCTCGGCTGCCTAAGGTAGCGATTCTTCTGCGCCTATATTTTACTGCTTAATAGATTGGAATCTTTTAGCAAGTTTAATCGTTGCAAAAACATGGTCTAAAACATCCTCAACAAGTAGTTCAACTGCATCATTCTTTAAGTCAAATCTTTGTTTCAACTCGTTTACAAGTTCTTCTTGTTCTTCTGGTGTAAGGTCAGTCAACTCCTGTTTAACTAATTCAATGCCAGCAAATGCTTTTGCAGCTGAAAAAATAACAGGTACAAAACGAGGTGAATCCGTTACAATAGAAAACTTTTTGTCTTCTAAAGATTTAATGATTGCCTCTAATAAGTCGAAACCAAAGTTTAAAACTTCTTTAGTTTCTTTAACACCTAATACTTCGTTTGACATATAAATTTATTTATTGGTTACTTGTTAAAAAATCTAAGAATGGTCGTTTTTAAATTAACGCCAGTGATTACTTTTATGTTTTCCGAAATACTGTATAGTTCCGTGAATGCTATCAAAAAACTAACTGAATAAACAATCTGCGAAGGCAGCCCGAAAGTAATACTTGCGCCATGAAAAATCATGATGCCGCAGAAATAAGTAAGTATCTTTTGCGATGTGCGATATAGCCCTTTGCTTGTTATCGGCTCTTTTCGTTTCTTTGCCGCAAGGATTCCCGTGACCGTGTCTGCAAAAACAACAAAAATTGTAAAAATCAAGAAATGTTTAATAGGAAATATGAATGAAAAAATGATTCCGCAACAAATGGAAAATAAAACTCCGTCGTATCCCATTTTTAAGATATTATAAACTATTGCTTTCATTATTCATGTTTTATTAACCTCACATCTCCATCCACCGTTGCAAATTTGCCTTCAGCATATTTATACAAATCGTATTTGATGCCATTAAAAGCAAATGAAACTTGATTGGTAAATGTAGATAAAAGTAGGTTAGTTGAAATAGAATAAACTTTGCCGTTGTCTGGATTGAAAATTAAACGCTTATTTACATTTAACTCAATCACCCCATCTATAATTTCACCGTTAAAATTTAACTTCCAATTACCAATAAACTTTGCCGTATCCCGTTGAGCCGTTGTAAAATAAACAGGCTTGCCGCTTATTTGTTGGTGCAAATCATTGTAATAATTAATCCTTTGTACTGACTTAGCCTTTGTAATAATTGGCTTTGCATGAATGGCAATCGTGTTGCTTTGCCTTTCAGCATCGGTAACAAGGCTTTGAATGGCAGTTGCACTATCGCCTAATATTTGCTTTGAGCCAGTGACAGTTGAATCAGACAAAGTAGTTTGCTGAATAATGTAATAAATGTTGCCTTGCTTTTGAATATACACCGTGTCTTTGACAACATCTTGGGCAAAGGAAAACAAGGGAAGGAATAATAATAGGTATCTCATTTTATTTATTTTCAAGGTTAATAATTCTTTGTTCAAGGGCTTTGATTAGGGCTTGTTGCTCTTGTATGGCTTTGGTAAGGATAGGAATTAAAGATTCATAACGAAATAATAAATCAGAGTTCCAATTTGTATTTACTGCCTCTGGTATTATTTCTGCGACATCTTGCGCAATAAATCCTAAATCTTTTTCTTCACCTTCTATCCATTGGAAATTTACAGGATTTAATTGCAATAATGTTTCTAAGCCATAATTTAAAGGTCTTATATTATACTTATATTTTGCATCAGATGTAGCAGTTGTTAATACTCCAGTTGATGTAATATTTAAATTGTTTGAAAATGTACCAGCGCCAACTGCCGTAAATCTGCCATTTCCGACAACGTGGAGTTTTTCGGTAGGAATTGTACTATTTCCTAAAATCATATTACCAGTACTATCAATATAAGCAGATGTACTAAAAGACGCAGTAGTCCCAGCTACACCAGTTGGCGCTCTTCTAAACCAAAATGCACCCTCTTTATTAGTTTGTAAAATAACTGCTTGTGCATTTGATAAATATTTATAGGTTGGGCTTTCAAAAAATGCATTAATACCAAACAACGCACCTACATTTGCACCACCAGCAAAAACAAAATCATTTGGTAATTGAATAGCTTTTTCAGCACTTGCCCATGCAGCAGGAGTAACTCCTATACCAACATTGCCAGTCGATGTTATTGTAACTCGATTTACATCATTTGTTGAAAAACCTAAAGATGTACTTGTTGGTGCAAACATTCCCGTACCTGTTGCCGTGTTTGCCGTTGGATTAAACCTTGTTGCCGTAACTGCGCTTGTAAAAGTCTTTGCATTATTTACCGTTTGCGTTCCATAGGTATTCACATAGGCAATAGCTGCCGTGTCGCTCGGCAAAAGATTTAAACGCATCCATGCGTTGCTCGTTTGCTTTTTATAATGCCACATTATATTGGTAGTGGTATCAAGAACCATGTAAGCCATGGTGTCAATGGATGGCTTTCTTACCGTATCAGTTGAAGCCACACCCCGATATATAAGTCCATCGGCAGTCGTCTGTTCTCCAAGCGTTATTTTTTGGTTGCCATTGCTTGGGTACTGTGCCAAGGCAAGGCAAGGTAAAAGGAAAAGATAAAGGGAAAGGAGTTGTTTCATGTTTTTGTTATTAATTTCTTTGGATTATATGCCAATTTGTACCGTCGCAAACTAATGTACACCATTGAGGCGTTGCATTTCCAGCGCCTAAAATAGTTGTTGAAGCTGAGCCGCCATTTAAAGGAATTACATTTGATGCCGTGCTGACAATCGTTCCACTTGCAAGATTTTTTATCATAAATGTTCTTCCAGCCGTTAAATCTGTTGTTAAATCTATTTGAGTTGTTGTGAAAGAACCAGTATTAACTATAAATACTTTATTACTATTTACGCCTACACTTGCTCCAGCATTAACTGAAAGAAAAAGATAATCAACATTTAAATTACTTCTTGCGCCTGAGGCTGAGCTTGAATTTGTTCCACCATTTGCAATAGGTAAGGTTCCCGAAAATTTGCCAGACCTCCAATAAGGATTAAGCATTGTAGCTGTGTCGCCTCGTTCAATGTATGGCGCTAACATTGTTGTTGTGTCCGCGCTTGTAAGTACATTGTTGCCGTTTTCGGTTATATCGCCTGTAACAGTTAAGGTTGAAGATATAGTTGTAGGTTTTAATAAACCAATATTTCCTGTAATCCTATCCATTGTTAAGCCTGTATTTGTAACATTTGAACCACCTAAATTATCTCTTGTTACTAATTCCATTCTATCAAGACTACCATTATATCTTAGAATGCCACCAAATTCAACGTCGGTAGAAGATGGAGTTCCTGTTTCTGAAAACAAAACAGATGCAATTCCCGTACTGCCAGATTTTAATAAAATATTTTTAGCTACGTCAAAAGTAAGATTTGCTATTGGGGCTACACCTATGCCAATATTTCCGCTGCTTTCTTGAATGACAGAATTACCTAATGTAGATGTGCCTGTGAATAATGGCATAGTATTTGTCGTTCCCGTTCCCGTGACTGGATTAGTCAATGTGTTTTGTTTGTTATTAAATGTAGTCCAATCCGTTGATGTTAAATATCCATTCCTTCCACTTGTTGCACTTAACAATTCAATGACTGGAGTAGTAGTTGTATTTGTAATAGATAATGGATTGCCTGCTGTTCCGGATACAGTAACACTTGTAACCGTTCCCCCTCCAATAGCACTCCTAAACGAAGCCGCTGATAATGCCGAAACACTGTTATCCGCGTTAAATTGTGGAAAGGTAATGGCAGAAGGATTAGTTAAGGTGAACATTGATTGTCCAATAGTCGAACCTCCTAAACTTGTTCGTCCTGTAGATGCAACAAGGCCTGTACTACCACCATCCCATTTTAGTCTATCCGTAAAAGCCGTATTCCAATTACTTGAATTATTTGTAATTGAAGATGCCCACGTTGTGCCCGTAGATAGTGCAATGCCTGCCTCTGGATAGATTGGATTACCTTGTGCGGAGGAAACAGAACCTATGCCCGATACTGTGACTAAAGTATAGTTTTCGCCTACTTTGTAAGATGTGGCTGCTATCTTAACTTTGTTTGTATCAATAACGGTAAATTGGTCATTAAGTAATAACTGCCCATTTCGGAAAAGTAAAATAAACTGCCTTAGTTGAATAGGAAATTTAGGAAGGATAGTAAAGGTTAAAGTGTCACTTGTTGCAGGTGCATATTCCTGTTTAATTATTTTTATTGTATCACCACCTATTTCTACTGCCACAATGCTATCTCGCACAAAATCGTAAACAGTGGAGCTATCTACTCTTAGTGTGCCAGTAGTTGTAATTGGGCCGCCTAATATGCCATAACCACTTCCTACGCTTGTAACTGTGCCGCTGCCTCCAGTATATTGAGGTATATTTAAAGTAGAGCCTACTAAGGTAGAAGCTCCGCTCGTGCCGGTAGTAGTTAATGTAATATTGTTTTGCTTAGTCGCAAATCTTGTAGTTAAATTTAATAGAGATGTGTCGGTTAACTCCATTAATACAGACAAATCAGCCGACACTGTGCCTGTGGTTGTTATTGGATTTGGACTAACTGTTATTCCCGTACCTCCCGATATTGAGGTAAGTGATCCGCTGCCACTTCCACCACCTCCACCACCACGGGGAAAAATCACCGTATAATTTTCACCTAATTTGTAAGCCGTTGCACCAATAACAACCGATGCATTGGTTGGTATAGTGTATTGGGTAGGAAGCAAAATTTGACCGTTTCTATAAACTTGCACTACATTTACGCCACCAACTATTAATGTGTCACTTTGTGTCCAGGTCAAAGTACTTGAAGAAACATTAATAAAATCTTGTCTTGCGTAAAATCTTCCGCTTGTATCTGCGTATGCTTTAGTGGCGTAGTTGGCTAACATTGAAGCTGTATCGCTCACTAAAAGTGTTGGCGTTGTGTCGCGCCAAATACCTTCACTTGATTTATAATAAAGTGAGGCATTATTTAAAGGATTACTAATTCTCACATCGTGTAATTCGTCTAATTCTTGACCATTTATAATTTTAACAAACAATTCACCAGAACCAGCATTACTCTTAACACAAACGCCAATATATACTGTATGTTGTGGTGCTTGAGGCTTTGTTGATG